ATCCATTCCACCAGGGTTTTGTCCTTGGTGTACTTGCCAATCACACGCATGGCGTCGTTCAATGCTCCAATATTCCGAGAAATATTGTCACCGCCGACAGAAGAAACGTAAGTGATTGGTTTCCCGACCAGAAAACCGACCTTAAAGCTTACAATCTCGTTGGCCCTGTTTTCGACGATATGCCGGGTCAGCTCGTTCCGGATTTCTCTGGTACGGTACAGCACAGGCTGATTGCCCTTGTAGTACTCCCAGAGATAATTGATCTCGTCCCTGTTAATCAGATGCGTGAGATACGCCTGTTCGACTTCTTTCACAACGTTTTCGGCAGTAATCTCGCTTGCAGAAGCATGAATAACACGCCTACCAAACAGACTCCTTGGCAGGCTCCTGTCGACTTTCGCGTTATCTGTGCTGACAGCCATTCGATCACCCCCGTGTCCGTGTTTGAAGTCTCCCAATGCCAGGAACTAGACTCCTACGTGACTTTTTGCTACCACAAATGACAAGTTTTGTAAACGCTAACACCTGTTTTTGTACAAAAGGCGAACGTTTTTGACATAAAAGCGGATAATATTCGTCAAAACATTCGTCTGACAATCTGGACACGATTCCCGGCGAAGCTCTGAACATAGATCGACAGCTGCGCAAAGGCGTCAGGCACATCGTCGTGCTTGTTTTTGCCCTCCAGAGAGTAGGTGCAGAGCATCTGAATCATCTTCCGGTACTCTCTCCACCGGTCTCCCCGGATAACAGAGTCGTCCTTGAAGATACAATGCTCCAGAACCCAGTGGGATTCAGCTAGAATCTTGGTCTCCTTGTTCGCCTGAGTCCATTTTGTTTCGATCTTTGTCCGGCAGTTGCGCTGTTTGACGGCTTCCTGCACATCAGCAGCCAGTTTTCCACCGGCAACATTCGATTCAAACCTGATCATGTGTGGATTCCACTCGCAGATCTTGCTGACAAGGTTGGTTTCAACGATATTCGGTGCGTAATTCTCGCATAAGCAGTCCTCAATGTAGAATTTCTGCCCGTACTGGAAAGCAATCGGCATGACGCAGAAGTCAGAGCCGGTCGTTTTTGTGTCACAGACGCCGATGATAGCATCCGGATCGCCCTCAGGCAGTTCGAAGTACCGCTGGAGCTGGTCAATCGGGTACAGTTGCCCTTCCCGCTCCACCGGGACATTCATATACAGCGCTCTCCAGGATGGCTCATCCATGATTTCCCTCTGCTCCCGGTAGAATTCAGTTGAGAATCCTACGCCGTAGGGATAGTCAAAGTTGCTCTCGTCTTGCTCGTTCAGGGCGGGGCAGACAATGAACTTTGCGGTCTCATCCTCGCCGTAGAGTTCTTCCAGACGTCCAATCACATCATGGGTACTCCATCTGGTGGCAATATGAAGCTCTGCGCAGTCTCCGATCTTCCGCTGGCGGTAGTCGGTATAGTACTGCTGCCATATCTTATCCAGCCGGTCGCGGTTCAGGGCAGTCTCAATGCCGTTAATCAGGTCGTCGCAGTACAGGATATTGGCAGCGCGGATTTTGCCAGCATTCCCGCTTTCAAGGCTGGAGAATTCGTATGTTGAGAACCTTTTTGCGGTTCCCAGATCCATCATCAGGTCTTTTGCGTTCGTCCTGACAAGACGGACATCCGGGAATACTTTCTGCCAGAGATACTCAGACCGTTTTCCCACAATTCGCCCGATCTCATCATACAGCCCACGCAGGAAACTGTTCGAGTGAGAACCGCAGATATTCGGCAGTTCCGGATGCTTCCCACCCGTCCATGCCAGGAAGAATTCAGCAATCGTTGTCTTCCCGACGCCCGGTGGCATACTGATGCAGAGCAGACGAATCTTCCGCTCCTCCAAGTCCTGCAATGCCTTTACAAGGGGCAGTAACTGCTTTCTTCGCGGGCTGTAAAACCGCTTGTCAGGCTCCCGATCCCACTCGATGTACAGGCAGAAGCAGTCGAAGTCATACGGAGCATCAAACAGAAGCAGATCACGATACAGTTTCCACATCTTCCCGGTATCGTCATGCTCCGCAGCTCTCGCCACATACACCCGCAAGTCCTTTGCGTAAGCATGGGCAGAATCAAAATTATCCTGATCGTGGATGCATAGGGGCTTTGTATTTATCTTTCGCTCCACATAGGTTGCGTCAAGCTCTTCCAGCTCCTTAATGAACGTAAAACAGGCAAGAAAAGCCTCAGTGTCGCCTTTCTCGCCTTCCCTCATGAGCCCTGGGATCAGCTTTCTGTATTCTGCGCCGGTCATCATCTTTGCTCAGCCCCCGTATCGTCAGCTCTATCTGCTTTCTCTTCAGGTGTGCGTGATGCCCACAATGGGCAGACACTATCTTCCTGAACCCTCTGTAAATTGTGTGTGCTCTGCTCGTTACAGCAGAACCCCGTGCCCTTGTCTTCCCACCAGCATGTCCCGCATTCATGCGCCATAAGCAGACACCTCCCCCTTTATTTCAATCCTACCACACGGCAGAAGGCATCCACCCTTTTGTGCGTGTAAAGCAGACACATGTGTAACCCATTGCAGAGCAGTAATAGGGGCTTTTTTGATTTTTGGCGGGAGTGGGAGGGGTAACCCGGCCCGCCGGCCCCTCACCGGATACCCCTCGGGGGTATTTGTTAGCCCCTAGCAACAGGCAAAAAAGGGGCTTAAAAGGGGCCAGGAAGGGGCAAAAAGGTGCTTACATTGCGCGGATGGGATAGAAATCCCACCACATACGCCATAATTCGTCATTTTAACTGTTCGCTAAACTATAATTTGACGAATAGTTGACCGATTTTTACTCGATCTCACCAAAGCCCTTTACCAAATTCGACATCATGCCTTTACTGTCATACCTTGGCATAACTTTACTTAAATTTTACTTTGACTTTACATTGATTTAACATTGCTTTTTCATATGGGTACACATGTTAGCGTGTTACTATAATCCTCTTTCCTTCCCTTCTCTTCCTTCTCTTCCTTCTCTCCCCCCTGTTATCTGTGTAATACATTCCGGTAATACGTCCAGGGATACAAAGATCAATACATGAGAGAAAGATATAAAGAAGGCTATACAAAAGCATATACACAGATCAAAAGAGAACAGGATATAAGTTTTCTGCATCATGGTACAATGGGATTATATAAAGAGCTCTTGACAATGGTACTATAATATATAAATTATAATATATATAACCATATACAAAGAAATATATAGACATGCCTTTAAATAGTCTTATTTGCTGTTATAATGCGTTTACAGTGTGCTCTTGTACTCTCATACTATAGCATACATTAAACAGGTTAAAACGCAATTTAAAGCCTTTTCTGTGAATTATGATTCAGGAAAAAGAAAAGGCCAGGAAGAGCACTAAAAAGGCATAAAAAAAGAAGGGGCTTTTATTCCCCTTCTGTTTTCCTGGCGTGATCAATAATTGTTTGGTTCATACATCGCAGCAACTTCTTTGACATAATTCGGTGAATAGTCTTTTACAGAATCGAATTTTTGAATGATTTCAAAAATACAGTCGTCAATAAACTCTTCCCGTTCCGATGCAAAGGTAAAATAAATAATGTCCGCTGCTACCAAAGCCTTAACGGCGCGTTTTACGGCGCTTTCGATCTCTCTTTCGTTATACATGCTCTTTCCCTCTCTTTCAATGCTTAAAAACATATGCGGATTGTCCAGCTACGCAACCACAGTTGCCAGCTTTGCAGACATCGCAGCAACCTGGGCATTCCATCATGTTATCGGGGATTTCGTCGCCATCTTCCAAATCAATACACCGGAAAACAGGCAAGCCGTAGGGGTTGACAATCGGAACCCCGCGCCATTCCGAAAACATTACAGAAAGGTTTTCCGGAATTGCTACTTCTTTGGTTCCGCCATGTGTCCGGATATACTCATTCACCACCCAATACATTTTTGTATAAATCCAGATAGTAAAATCAGGAAATCGTTTTGCAGTTTCGACAACCCTGGAAAAGTGATCAACATCTTTCAATTCACCGGAAACATGAAACCGTAAAAATTTATTTACGCGCCGACGGGACATTCTATCCCAAAGTTGATTAAAAAATTCATCCCTACTAAAAAGAAACAATGCCGTGTTTTTCGCCCTGGCTTCCCGTACGTTCTCATATTGCAAACAAGCCTTGACATCATAGCAGAAGGATTTGCATTTCCCGCAATTTTTGCAGGTTACAATGGGAGCTAATGACACGTTCATACAGCGCCCGATTTTGATATTTCCTGTGGAAATAACGAGTTTGATTGACCGCCCGCTTTTAAGCCAGTTGACATGCGCGTCGATACGGTCTTTCAAATCAGCAACAACCTTTTTCAGGGTTTCGGGCTTGTATCCTTTGATTTTTCTTGACATTTTCTTTCTCCTCCTCGTTTCGTTTCAGTCGATTATTTAACCGATTTATTGGAACCATGGTTAGAATACTACTTAAATTAGACTTTGTCAACACTTTTTTTGAAGACAGAAAAACGCTCGCAAAGCTTTATATTTCAAGGCTTTACAGGCTTTTGTGGCGTTTTACCTGAAAAAAATATTCTAATTTCAATAGAAAATTTTCGGTTTTTCCCCTTCTTTTATTCTATCCGGAATAGAAAAAGCAGCGCGGGCCGTGATCAATACAGAACAGGAAAACAGAAAATTGGAAGAGCCCCGCCAGGGGAAAACGAAAAACGGGGGCCCGCTCTTCCTGGCCAGGATGGAAGGGGCCATGGGCCCGCATGCTATCCGGCCCGCCGTCACGGTGGCCCGCCAGGGCGCACGGTGGCCCCTACTCTTTCAGGATATCCCCATACTTTTTGAGGTACTCTTGCGCCGTCGCCTTGTCGTCGTCGTCACCGGCCCCGCCGTCGGCGGGCTGTATTTGCTCTGTATCGTTCCGCAATCCGTCAAAGTTGCGTTGCCAAAAGATACCCACCACCGGGTTGATCTTTTGGTCTGCTACCATAGACTCACGAGCCAAGGAGCAAGTGGTTTTAACTAGGCGGGCCAGCTCGCGGTATTCTTCGCGGGGCGACTTTGTCCAGGATGTAACTGTATATCTGTCTACGCCCATGGCAGAATAAGCTGCCAGGTTGCCCACCTTAAAGCCATCCTGCCCACACAGCGCCAGGTATTGGTAGAACGCATTGCGCAAGGATACAGGGTCATTCTTGTCCACGGTTGACGCGATTTCCTGTATATGCAGAATGTGCTGTATTTGCCTAGCATTGTAGTCTATGTCCTCCCCTGTATACGGGCGCGTTGCCTGGATAATGGGCGAGTAAGTATGACGCTGTGCCAGCGCCTTGTCGCTCATGGTGTACCCGCTCTTCGAGCCCTTCGGACGGCCCGTCTTCTTGACCGCACCCGTACCCGTACCCGTACCCGTACCCGATTCAGTACCCGTACCTTTTTCTATATCCGCACCTTTTCTTCTTGCCATCGCACCCGTACCCCCTTTATATCCGCACCTTATAGTGTACTCATACTCCATCCGTACCCGATCGGCCCCGAAAGGCAGACCAGCGCCTAAAAAAAATTATAGCATATTGCAAAATTTTTCCCGCACCCGTACCCATCTTTGGCCCCGCACCCGTTGTAAATCAATACTTGCAAGGTTTTTCTGGCACCTAATAATTCCCTCTTGACGAGTCGGTTTAATAGTCGTATTATGTTTTGCGAAGGGAGGTGGCGGTAAATGCCATTTAATGCATCAAAGTATCAGGCAGCATATGCCAAGGAAAAGCTCAGAAGATTTGAGCTCAGAGTTAACCGGGAGAATGAACCTGATTTGATGGAATGGCTGGAATCAAAGGAAAACCTCCAGCAGTACCTGAAGCATCTTATCCGGAAGGACATGGAAGAGAACAAGCCAGAAAAAACCTGGTGGATTATCGACGACAAGGGCGATATCTTCACAGAAGATACCCGTACCTCAATCAAAGCTGACGCTGCCGAGACGGCCCGCACCCAATGGGAGCACCTAACCAAGACAGAGCAACAGCACCGGAAAGACTTCTACATCGCGCTGGCTTTCAAGGGCGCGGATGGACAGATCGACTGGAACACGGTCACGGAAGCCATCAGCCTGAAGCACAGACATATGGTGCAGTTTGAATCAGGCCCCGGTCGTACCCATCCAGGAACCGTCAACTATCTGATTTGTTTGGGGCTCCCGGCGCTGTACGCAGAGATTCCGGTACCGGATGACGCAGAGGAAGATTACGGCTACCTGAACCTGAAGGACAAAATCCTTGAACAGGCAAAAGCCACCGGTATCGACCCCCTGACCCTGGAATTCTGGTATGACGGACAAGAACAGTACTTAAGCGATCAGGCGCGTATCTGATTAGACGACAAGAGGAGGAACAGACGATGACAAACTACACGCTGACGAAGATTCAGGATGGCGGTTGCACCTTGTGC